GATAGCGGCGCATAGCGAAAGGACCGTGCTGCTCGGCCACCCGGCTCGGATTGGATGATCCCGGTCAGCGACTTTTCCGGGTTGACGAGCTGCGCTTGGGCCTTAGCGAGCGCAGCAGCGATCGTGCCGATCGTCTCGCTAGAGCGCTGCACGGCTACCCTCCACTTCGAGAAGATCGAAGCTGATTGCGCCTGATTTTGACCGCTTGGCGCGGATACCATGACCAATCGCCTCTTTAGCGTCCTCCGGCATCAGTGCTTTCAGCTCGACCCTCGCGCGCTCATGCTCCAAAAAGGCTTGTCGGGTGGTACGGAAGATTCCGGCAAGTTCTGCCCAGGAATTTGAGGCGCTCATATCAACAATACGGACCGCTTCGATCCGAGGCTTTGGTGGCTCAACACCAAACAGGCGAGGAGGCTCGCCGCTCTCGACACAGCGCCAGAACTTCCGCTCAGCCGTGACAATGAGATGTTGATAAAGCGGATCGGCGTGGGTGGTGATCTCAACCCATTTGCCGCCGCCCGTAATTACACTGAGGACAGCGCTTCTGTTCGCAACCACCCACATGTTGTGCTGCAGCTGAGGCATATACTTTTCGGCCGCCGCCTCTTCTGAGAACGACCAGGGCAGCATGAATTTAGCTTCGAACACCGCCCCGGTCGCTTCAATGCGACCGTCGAGTGTGGCCGCCATCCACTTCAGTACCGGGTGCCGAATATGCCGCTGGATATCTGTGAGTACCTGACCGGCATTAGTCTCATACCAGCGCCGGTTCAGGTCCTCGGTCGCCAGGCCAAGCTGGACGACGAGATTTCCCGACAGGTCTTCGGGCTCGATCTCGCCTCGTTTTTCCTGCCAAAGGCGGAGGAGGGCAGCCTCATCTTGGCCCATGATGATCCGGGCATCGGAGCCACCCACGAAATCGCGGCGTTGGAGGCTGACCTCCCGTTTTTTCTGGAACGGCACTGATTCGCTGAGCATGTTGGACCTCGCTGGCAATAATTACTCACATTATTTAATTCAGTTATCACAGATGATCGATAATCTATCAAGTTAGATGAATTGTCAAGTCGTAGGTAGGATCGGCTAGGAATGAACCAGGAAGGCGGATGCTCGCACCAGCACAAATTCGAGCAGCGCGGGCTATTTTGGGCTGGCGTCAGGAAGACCTTTCGAAGGCTTCTGGTGTTGGCACCGCCACGATTCACCGCATCGAGAAGAGCAATCAGCCTGTAACCGGTTATGCTTCGACAATTGTGCGAATTCAAGAAGCCCTTGAAGATGCGGGAGTTTTGTTCATCGATGACGATGAGACGGCTGGTATCGGCCTTCGGCTGACTAAGAAGAGGAAGAGGCAGCGATAATATCGACGGTGCTCGCGACGAGAACGGCACCAGGGGCAGGAGTGCGGCTGCGAAAACGGCAGCAGAAGAATAAAGAGCTAGAGGATGCGACCGGCATTTGCGCACGCGGAATTTGATCTTGCACAGATCCGCGCACTGATTTCGCGCGTCATCGCATTTAGCGGACTCGGAACGCCGGACGACCACTTCAACGGGGGGCGTGTCCTGTTACGAAAGCGGCACCAGAACAGGACTAGGCGCGGCCGACAGCAAAAGGAACAGGCCCTCCCGCTCCGAGGCAATTTGCCGTCTGATCGAGATTGCTCTAAGCGCCCAAAACAAAACGGCAACCCAGTCGCGGCGGACATTTCTCCGGACAAGTCAGACCCTCTCGGCCCCGCTTTGAAGAGCTCCTCCTAATTCTTCCTGAGTCACTTCTATTATGCGGTTCGGCGGAATGAGATAGACTTTACCGGTGATCGAGGAATAGTGCGTAGTCTCGCCTGGAAATCGCAGAGAAATCGTTCCGGATTGGCTCGTTGAGATCTGCGCAGCCTGTTGTCTGTAAGCTCTTAGAATTCCCGGTTCCGGATGCTCCGTGATCCAGGCGAGTGCGAATACCGTTGAATCGACTTGATCGTCATTCTTTGCGTTGGGAAAGCCGAGCAGCTCGCGCAGATAGGCATCGAGCCAAGGTGCGTCATTCGGAAACAGAACAGTACCATTTTCAATTTTTGCGGTTTGGGCGATTAGCCGCATTGTCTTGTCGCCGTCGATCTTCGGTGCCGGTTGAGCGAACGAATAATTATCCGCTCTCAGTTCCTGCAACAAAGATGTCCCAGAGGCCATGTCTTCGATGAGCACAACATTGGCGCGGTACAATTTTGCACGGTCTACGATGGCACGCTTAAGATCGGGAAACTCCAGCTTTTTGCGGAACACATCGAGAAGATAGAGCGAACGATCTTTGATGCCCCAGGTCGTGCACACGCTAAAATTGGCGAGCTCGGTATCTTTGTTCGCGGTATCCCAACTTTGCAGGATTTGATCGAACCGCTCCGGCTTTTCGTCCGGACGGTAGTATTTTAGCCACTCTCGTTTGACGATGATACCAGAGGGCGGCTGAGGATTTTGTTGGTATTGCGCAAAGAAATTGTAATCATTCATCCCGCGCCGCTGTTCGTCCAACGACTCGCGTGAGACCAGGGCCGGTTGCAGAACCTCGCCGGCTTTTCTTTGCGCATGCCGCCGTCCATAGGGCGTCACAAAGCTGTAGCTCTCATCTTGTTCCGCAAAGGCCGGAAATGCCAACACATCCCATTGGCCTTTTTCCTGAACGAAGGCCACCAGATCATCGGCGTGCAGCCGCTGCATGACAATAATGATTGCGCCTGCTTCGCGATTGTTGAGTCGGCTGAGCAGCGTATTGGCAAACCAGTTGTTCACCGCGCGGCGCCGCGTCTCCGATAGAGCATCATCGGCCTTCAGCGGATCGTCGATTATGATGAGATCCGCGCCACGACCGGTGAGCACGCCTTCAACTGAGGTCGAAAACCGAAAGCCGCCCTCTGTCGTCGCAAAGTCCGCAACGGCCTCCCGGGACAACCGGGTCTCAAAAAGCGCCTGATAAAACGGGCTGGTGATCACGCTGCGACAGTTTCGCGCCAGCGTTTCAGAGAGATCCTGCGCATAAGTCACCGACAGGATCTGCTTGCTGGGCTCGTGTCCTAGCAGCCAGGCCGGAAACGCAACCGAGATGGCGTGCGACTTGAGGTGCCGCGGCGGCACGTTGACAATGAGCCGCTTGCAGCGGCCGTACCGGACATCCTCCAGTTTTGATGCGATGAGTTCAATGTGCCAATTCGACTGAAACCGCGTTTGCGGATTGAGTTCTAGAAATGAGCGATGGATGAACGCGCCGAGATCGTGCCTCAGCACATAGGCATACATGTCAGCGGGCGAGGAGGTCATGCCTCGGATTCCCTGATCTTGTCCGCATCGCATTGTTTCAGCCGCTCATAGACTGCACGAAGAACTTCGATATCGTGTTCGCCCAGAGGAAATTCGGCGGGCTTTTCCCTTGCGGCCTGGGTTTGAATCTCATCAACCCAGTCGAGGAACGCCGCCATCGACTTTGGATCGCCTTTCGCCGCCTTATTGGCGAGTTGCAACGTAGTGGCTTGAAGGTTCGAAATCCTTCGTTGTTTCCCGTCGATCTCAATCATGGTCGGCTGCTTGGCCGCTTCCAACACCAGGGTCCTAAGATTTTTACTGCCCCTGGGTCTGCCCCTGAGATTGCCCGAGGTACCTTTGGGAAATTGGGTGTGCTTTGGCGGATTGCCGCGGCCAATCTTTGGCTCGAGCCCCGTTATCGCCTTTACCTTTGGCTCTGGATCGACCGCGGTAGCGTCCCTTATTTTTGGCTCGACCTCGGTGGTCTTTTTTTTCTTGGTTTTGGTCATCGTTTTCCCTGTCTAAATGTCGCGCACCGACAGAAGCACGGCCGCTTTTTGTTGGCAGTTGGGATATCGCGAGCAAAGCCCGCGCGGTGGAGAGAGTTCGAGAAAGCTTCAGTTGCTTTCCCTGTTTTTTTAGGCTTTTTCCCTGTTATTCGACCGTACTTGCCTGTTATGGCAAAAATCGTTCCCTGTTATTCTTCGCTCGCCAAAAGTTCAAGAAATGTCGGTCAATATTGGACTAGTTCTCTGTACAGTCGAGTTTTCCACGATCATAACTCGCAATTTCCCTGTAGATTTCCCTGTTAATCGGTTGGCGAATATCGGCCTCGGCCATGGTGCCTTCGACGACGGCGTGGGCTACACTTATTTTGACGAAAAAACCGGTCACGAATTCTCGGCGGTTCTTGGATTCACCGGCAATTTCGAAAATAACTCGACCGGATATACCAGCGGCATCGATTCCCATCTTGATTGGAGCGCGTCACAGTTTTTGACCGCAATTGCAAGTCGGCCTTGTCGGCTATGTCTACGAGCAGCTGACCGGTGACGACGGGTGCGCGCCTGTCCTCTGCCCTTTCAAGTCCCGCGTCATCGGCA